GGCAGCACCATAATCACCAGCCGTGGCAGCACCTCTATCACCAGCCGTGGCAGCACCATAATTACCAGCCGTGGCAGCACCTCTATAACCAGCCGTGGCAGGTTTTCCCGGATCCGCATTACACTCGTTAGTACACCGTTCCTTGACAAAAGATACAGATGCTTTCACAAGCCCCCTTATATCAAGCTCAGCACCTATTCTAATTTTTGAAGAACAAACCTTGTCACTTTCTGAATCGTCTATTTTACCGCTCTGTTCAACCTCACAAAACCTTGACCCGGCTGGCGCATAGTAACCAAAAACATCCAGAGGATAAGGACACGCATGAAAACCTTTCTCGCATGCCTTTATGTCGCCTGTTTCTTCATACTCCTTACCTACCTTATACTTAAATCCTCTACAAGATAAATCCTTATCAAATGCTTTATAAGCCTTTATTTTCTGTTCCATGATATTGTTTATTTTTCGTTATTTTGATATTGCGATAATTTTTTGTTCAAAGATCGGGCATTCTCTTCTGCCCAACAGGTGTATTCCATGAAGCCTGTAGCATGGCTTTTCGGGAATCGAATCGTATTTACGGTATATGGCACAACGGCGGCAGATGCGATGTATATTGTATTTACCTTTTACACCGTAACATACCACAGGATAACCGTCAGCAGTTTTCATGATTTTCTAAACAAATGGCTGAACGCATTATCCAAATCCAAGTCTAGATTCAGTTTGGATGGGAAAGATTTAATGTATTCGTACATCTTATAAGCGAGGTTGTCATCATCACCGCACCTGTCAATCAGTGTGAGCAACATGGCGTTCACCATGTCAGAATCATTGCCGAAGTTTTCCTGAGTGGATTCGCTGCAATGATTCACATCACTTTTCAATCTCTTTATCGCGGCTATGGCTGTGTTGAAGTTTCTTTTTGAATCGTGCCGCAATTCAAAGCCTTCCTTCTTGTATTGCTGCTGCATTTCTAGGAGGTTGGTTTCTAAAACGTCCGTGAGGACAAATACGATGTTGGTCAGTGTGTTCAGTTTGTCAGTTCCTTGCATGATCGTGTATTTTTTATCAATTATTTTATTTGATACAACCTATTTTAAAGCCGTACAATGAATTTCCTACATGAAAGTATCAACTACAGGCTTTCTTGTTGAAAATCTTGCCACGGGGCTGGAAATGCCGTCTATCGTCTTCTTTTTTCGCCCTGTCAATCCATCTTTGGAATTTGGCAGCTACAAGAGGACAGTGGATGCGCAGGTTTCTGTCGCGTTCCGCTTCCCATTCACGTATCTTTATAAGCGTTTCGGTATTCATGATTCTTTTATTTTGATGAAACTTAATATATGCTTGATAACTTCTACAGTCCACCCATTCCCAAGCATCTTGTATTGTTGAGTGTCACTGCAATTCCATATATACCATTTGGGTACAGTTTGAAGTCGTGCACATTCGGTTGGGGTAAGACGTCTAATTTCTGTATTAATTCGGACACATGGTTGTGAGCTTCCGTCATTTCTAGCCCTTGCCATCAATGTACATGACTTGCCTGATTTTATTTCCCTAAAATGTATTCCTCCAAATCCACGTACCGTTCCTGAAATCACTATCAAATTATCCTTTTGGACAGTTGTAAGGCAATTCGTCTTACTATCAGTACGTGGTTCAAGCTGTTGGATATTCTTTCTCTGCTCAGAAACCTCACCTGCTTCATACTTTTTCCGTATCTGTTTTCCATATTCGGTTCTTCTTGGTGTAAGACAGGCTGATTCACGCCCTCGCATGGATGCACAGATATAATCCGTGCTTAAATTTCCTTTGACCTGCCCCGAAGCCGTCAGGCAATGGCTTTTGTCATCGCCATCTAACGACCTTATTCCCACATTCCGTTTTTCCTTATGAATATTCAGCCAATCCACCATTTTTCTGCTCAAAAAATATTTCCCGCACACTTCTTTTTCCAAAATATCTTTCAGCAAGATCCCCCGGTCGGCAGGCTGCGGAATGTCGCTATAAGGATATCCGAACAGACCTTCATGCCCTACACGGATATTCGTCCAATAAATCCTACGCCTGTTCTGTGCGCTAACCAACGCAGAATTAATATGCACCCCACGTAACCCGATAGCCTCACTTAATACACTTTCCCATTTTTTCTCCATTTCCACATTTTCCAACAGGAACAACACATCAGGATTATATTTACGGATATCCGTCAGAATACGCATATATTCCCAAAACAGATATGACTGTCCTTCAAATTGGAAGCCGTTTTCCTTCAACTCCATGTATCTTTCAAGCGTATATATCTCCTCATTCCCTTTTGTTGACATCCCTATACGTTTCCCGGCAAAACTAAATGATTGGCAAGGACTTCCGCCAATCAGCAGATCTATATGTTCCAATTTGGGAACATCAATGTCTGTAACGCTTCCCAAATGGATTACCTCGGGAAAATTCAGTTTCACTTGAACTATCGCATATTTGTCCACCTCACTGGAATATCCTCTGTCAACCTTAATGCCAAGCTCACGCAAGGCAATCCATCCACAACCCATGCCATCAAACAGTGATAATACATTCATGATTTCTCTTTCTCGTTATGATTTTTTTGAAAACTGTTGCAAATTTGCCCATATCTGTCACAGGCACACACTCTATGTCCTTTAGCCTTACAATACGCAGAATTGTCCCCGAAGTTCGAAGCATTCTTGCAATTCCGGCATTTTACATATACGGATTCCGGTTTGACTTTCTTTGCCATACTGTCAGTATTTTCACGGCTTCCTCGTCCCCGGATTCCGCCCGACGTTTCAATTCGTTGTACAAAGTCAAAGAAGAATATCCTTCAGGTGGAATAAATTTTCTGTTCTCTATTTCATCCTGCACCCTTTTTCGGTTTATCGCGTCCAGCTCATAATTCCTTTCGGAATTGAACTCCTTGAAGAAAGCATTGCCTATTCTTCTGGCATCGAAAGACGCGAATGAATTGTCATACTTCCCGGCCTTGTAGCGTGCGAAAAACAGCATCAGTTCGGAAAGCTTGTAAGCCTTGACCTGTGAGTCAAAGGATTGGCAAAAGATTCTTATCCCGTCGGCAACGCCTTTTTCCTTGCTGTTGGAAGCCCCGAATATGCCGGACACCTGTATGTCGATCCAGTATTCGGAAGAGCCACAGCCGTAAAGCGCATCATACTGCATCAGTGAAGGGCAATCTGCCATATAAGCCCTTTCCGGGTTTTGAAGGGCATATCCCCACTGGACCGGTGAAAATACTCTTTCAACCTCAGAACGGTCTTTCCATTTGGTCAGCCAAGCCTTCTTCGAGGTCTCGCTTATGTTGTTGTAGCAAGCTAAGAGCGTAGGCGTTAGCTTCCTGTTTGTCTGTATAATTGCGCCTATTGTTGTTTCCATTGTTCCGTTGTTTTTCAAGTTCAATTTTCAGCCATCGGGCAAAATGCGATTTTGCATCTTGGGGTGATTTAACAGTTTCTCCCTCGTTTTGGAGCTTCATAAAGAACTTCTCCAAATAATCATAAAAATCAGGAGGCGCGAAATCCTTATATCCACATAAACGAGTATTCATGCAGACAGCTTCCATCCATGAACTATTCGACTTCAATTCTTCATAGCACTCATCCAACCCTCTTTCAAAAATCCCAGTCGGAATTTCTTCATACGCGCGCGGGGGAGAGAGATAATTATCTTTGTCTTTATCTTTGTCTAATGCGCGTACATTATACTGTAAGGGCTTAGGTACTACTTTAGGTTCATGGTTAGGTATAAGGTTAGGTACTACTTTAGGTTCAACTTTAGGTGTCAAATTTTGATAGCTAATCTGATACCTTGTTTTATCCCGTTGTCCTTTTCCGCCTGATTTGAATGTGATAAGACCCGCCTGAACTAATCTGTTACGTGCTGATTTCATTGAGTTGACCGACACTCCCACGTCAGATGATACCTTTGTATCACTACGCGTCCAGCTATCCACCCAGCCTAAACGATTCGCTGTTTTTAGCAAGTAAAAATAAAGCCTCGTTTCACAGCAGGTAAATTCCCAGTCTTCGTCAAGAGACCAAAACTTATTTATCAGTTCTATATAAGTCATATATCTTTCAAATAATTATCCACCACTTTAATAAACTCGTCCAATGATCGGACAACAACGTACTTGTTACCATTCGCCTCACATTCCTTTTGCCAGTCTTTTTGGACCGGTCTTTGGTATTCTCCCGGCTTTTTCATTTCCACACACAAAGCTCCATAGAAGCGGTTACTCTTAAGAAGTATCAAATCTGCAACTCCGGGAAGCATACCTTCATCTTTCATATAAGCGCCGTTTCTTGCAGAACGTCTTGCCGCATTAGGAACAGCAAACAGCATATTTCTGAGATGGGGATATTTTAAACGGAAATACCTAACACAAGAACATTGTATTTTATGTTCCTCATTTTTGGGCTTACTACGGCTGCTTGCCACACAAGCCTTGGATTTCATCTCTTCGTAAGTCATAATTATTATTTGTTTATGTAGTACGGCATTATTTAAATCCCCATTCTTTCATGTAGTCAATGTTTTCAGGAAATCCTTCTACCAATATAGGGCTGAGGAATATCTTATCACTTTTTAAATTTGATCCTCCCCATTCGGTGGGTGGACACTTTTCATATTCTTCTTTAGAAACTTCACTTACACAAAAATGTGTCTGAAAGCCATATCCTTGTACACTTTCTCCTAAATAACCGAATTTACGTAATGCCCACTCAAAAGCAATATCTCTATAAAAGTAATGTTTGGAGAATACTGCTACATATATCTTATGTGTAAAATTCCCTGTTTCTGTCAAATCCGGATTACATCTGATACAGAAATATTTAATACGTGAAAGTATTTTTTTTGCAAAATTCTCATATTTTTCACAATCCTCTTTTGAAAGAAACTCCTCCCCATCATATGCGATGTAAACAGTCTTAGTAATTTCTTTTGTTTCCATGTTATTCTTTTAATTAAAGCCCCGAAGCGTATTCTCCGGGGCACAACCATTATTTACTAACCCTTGCCATTGATGTGTGGCTCACATTTATGAGGGATAAGCAGGAGTCGAACCTACACAAGTATCGTCTGATTTCTCGCTTTCGTCCGTAGATTGGCTATCCTACGATCTTTAAACTACTCAACAAATGTATTACTCTCAGCTACGGTCTTGATGACTTCCATTTCTATGTACACTTGAAATTTCCATTCATTTAGTCTTAGCACCCTATGACCATTTTATCCCATGTTTGCCCACCCTATCTTCACAGACCGGGAAGGCATAAAGTTTATAAGAAAATAAATCTAAAATTATCCTCACCGTTAGGTTCTTCGCCCGGCATATCATTACCGAAATCCATCGGAATGAACCAATCTGAAATATAGTCTTGCATGATTTAATCCTCCTTTTGGCTACTTAGCCATTCTTTATAATCTTTCTCGTAATATTGGGGTATTATACCTTTCCTCATAAAGTCTATGTATTCTTGTACAGTACAATCATCCCAATCAACTCCGTTGTCTGGTATATCTTCCGTTTCTGATGTACAAAGAGTGTATTCAAATGGATTATACCCACTGTTGAGCCCATATTCTTCAACTATCTTGATTACATTTTCATCGGTGGTTATTTGTTTGATTTCACTTTCAGCCACACACCCGGATATTTCAGAGTGTTTGCCAAGTACTTCACCGAAGTAAACACTGATTTTGTTATTCACTAAGTATTCGACATCTTCTGTGTCTGCAATAAATACTCCTTCAAGATTGCCCATTCTTCCGCAATCGAAGTCCATTTTAAATAATGCTTTCATAACTAAATCAAATCAATTATTTTGGTTTTAACAATCGCATCCAATCTCATATCAGACAAACCTTGTGAAAGGTGTTGTTCCATCAAAGTGTTTGCCTCCTTTAAATCCTTTGCGCAAACCAAATTATAGTATTTCAATTCTTTCTCATTGCCGTTCTCATCAATCTGAGTATCTACAATGGTAGCCTTGAAGAATGGTTTGTCTTCTGTCTTTTCGTTGATTATCTCAATGATGTTTGAACGTGAAATGGAGAAGACATCAGATTCCATATTATCGGATGCGTACTGTTCGATCCCTTTGGCTTCCGCTTCTGCAAAAAGTGAGCAGTCTGTAATGAAGTGTTCTTTTACTTCTTTTTCAAGACCGTCCTTGTTAGGTTTCATCACCTTTAACTTTACCTCGTAATACATATCATTCCTCCTTTGTCTTGTTACGTTCCTTAATCATTGCATCAGCTATTTGGTAAGCTGCTTTAGCCTGTTTTTCAGAGTTGTAGTTTGTAATACTAACTTCTTTGGATGGGAAAAACAATGTTACAATTCTATTCCATAAAGTTCTCCTGCGTTTTGCTGTCATCATTATGCACTTCATTGCTTCAAGTGCAATATGATCGCGCGATATGTTGCTTTCCATAATTTTATTGCTTTAATTGATTAATAATTTGTCTTTTGATTTTCTTGTACAACTTCCCGACAAAACGTCCATGCTTCTCTGTTCCGTCATCGGGCAACTCGTTTTTATAAATATGAAGAAGTAACTGGATGAGAAGCACTTCTTGTTTTGTCAAAGTAAGTTTCATTTAAATATGAAATTTGTTTTGTTCAACCTCTATCTCCATCAACTGAATCAAACGTTCTTCGTTTGGAGATGGGATATATATACCACATTGGGCACTCGAAAAATTCCGAAACCGCTCAATAGTTAGGCTCATCTCCGCGCTGTCAAGATCAGAAGAACTTCGTAGATACTTTATCCGACCCAAAAACTTGTCTTCTCTCTCACGGACGAAAGTGTCTTTGTTGCAGAGAATCTTGTAATAGTTCCGCTTTACATATTCCATCGTTTCACCGATTTGGTAACCGAAATAAGCAAGGCAGACATGAAGGTATTTGTTCTGATTTAAAGATCTTTGGGGTTTCTTTTCCGTCAATTCAAACACCTTCTGTTCCTTTATCAGTTTCTCCAGCTTCGCTCTTGCCTGCTGGACGTGGAGAGGATTAGAGCCATCGTACTTCATCAGAAGGGCAAATCTAGATCATTATCCGACACGCTAGGAGCATTATTTATATCCTCTGGGGTGGGTGATGTATTCTGAGGTATAAACTCTTTGAGGTCCCCGCAGATATAGTTCCTTCCTTCTACCCGTTCCTCCTTTTTAGGGGAACAAGTGATGAAATGCGTATGCCCGAACTGGGATTTCTCTTTGCGCTCGATAACAGCCACATTCACATAGATTCTTTCAACTCCATCTTTACACTTAATTTTCTTCATCTGCTCACGAGGTATATCAGAGAGACAGATAGAACCACTTAAAATTGCCATAATTAATTTTCTATTTTTTCTTTTAATAAATACTTGGTTAAATCTCTGTATTCTACCCACTCTAAAAAAGAGTGTAATAGATTCATATTATCCTGCTCCATACCATCATAACGATAACATGTAATAGCAGGCTCATAGCGTTTCAATGGAAGTCCTCTGACATCATATCCATGCTTATCTTTGTCGTATCCTTCAAAGATGAACAAGTCAAAGTGAAACACGTCTAAATTGAATAGCTGGAGATAAAATCGCCATTGGCAAGAATTGATGTAATCGGCATCGGTAGGATAAGAATATTTAGTCTTAATGTCCCTGATCTCCACACCATTCACCATATCGGCACATCCTGTTATAATAGCATCTCCAAAATCCTTATACAGTCTTATCTCATGAAAAGCATTCGGGTATTCGTTACGATAGGAAAGCGCGGTCTTGCATTGTGCAATATCCATAATCACTTTATCACCTTCAATGTCAAAGGATCTACCACAAGGAACAGGCTCTTTTTGTTCTTTATTATAATGGAGGAAGGTACGTTCTCCTGCATCTACTTTATCACATTTCGGTGTACCTTCTTCCACTATTTTATGAAATGCCTGTCCAATTTTTGTATACACATTACCCGTGAACTTGCCTGTTATACTGTCAATAACGGATTGCTCCGTTATCTCATAGTTGGCATAATCGCTTTGCTCTATGTACTTTCGGAATGCTTCTAAAATTGTTACGCGAATTAGCGGTATCATACTTTCACGAATAACTTTTTATCTTGATCGAAAGTGAATCCTTTTGCTGCAAGACTCTTCTGCATCTCAGAAAAGAAGGGTACTCGCATAATTTTAGGTAATAGTTTTGTAGCCTCCATCAAGGCAAGAATATCTTCATCGGTCATTGCGGCGGCAAGCTGTTCACGTATTGCCGCAAGCTGTTCATTAGCTTTTGCTTGTGCTTCTCCTTTTCCTTGAATTGATATCTTCACTTTCGATATAATGTCAGACATACATGTATCAAACTCGGTTGTTCCATAATCAGGTATTACCACAGTTCCAAGTTCTGCTACATTTTTGCCTACAAAATTATCCAACGGTGCAAATGAAATAGAACGCTTCCCATTTTGTATGAATACATATCCAACTTGGTCAGCTATCCTGACAAGCAGGTCTTTTGATTGCCCTGTGCAATCCGGAGAGTGCTTTATCACATCACCGTCTGCCGTTTCCTTGTCATGGCATATAAAAACAATGTCAGAACCATTCGAGCGAAGAAAGTTGACGAACTCTTTAAAGTCCTCGCCCATCTGCCCAAACCGTTTTAAAGTATTCGTTTTCAATTTATAATTATTGTCAATAGCATATTGACTCAGATAATCGTCTATCATTGATTTGGCTGTATCGACAACTATTGTTTTGTAATCTTTCATAGATTCACGTTCTGAATCAATATCTTTCCAACATTTAGCCATTATGGTATCACAACGTTGTACTGCGCGGTCTGCCCCCCTGTCGCAATCTATCAATAAAGGATTATCCGCTGTTGTAGCTACTGAGGTTTTCCCACTTCCGGGTACTCCATATAATACAATAATTACAGGACGCTCCGGTAAAACATCATTTTTCTTAACTATAGGCATAATATTTAAATTTTAAAATGTTCGCTTTTACCAACACAAAAAAGGCAGGTCCGCAGTCCTTACAAAGTTCCGCTTCCTGCCATGATATCTTTCCACTTCTTCAAGTTCGTTTTCTAGAGAATCGATTTCTTCATTAAGCAAGGATATATACTTGCCCTTACATTCAGCATTGAATGTGAGCCTTACCGATTCCTCACTCATTGACTGGACTATATCAAGCTCTGAATAAAGCTTTTCCAATTCATCGCTTATCTGGCTTATAGTTCTCATACCTTTTCAAGAAATTGGATCGGCAATGAGCATACACCTTTCATATTAGGATATTTGACATCAGCATATCCGTTAGCGATATAAACTATTGTACCTGTCAACGTATCACCTATCTCACGTACTTTATCACCTTTCTTCATAACCATTTATTTTAAGTTTATCTAATTATTGTGGCAATGGTTTCCAAAAATCAATGTCCCATGCCCGGTTAGTATTTCCACATATCCAAATGTTCTTCTTATGCTCACTATCGAATACCAACATCCCGGTATTCACAAATTTCCCGGAACTCTTTACAAACACTCTTGTGTCTAATGGTGGAGGATCTTTTTCTGCATTCCTCCATTTCATGGATTCCAAAACAAATTGAGCACCTTTTTCAAAATCCACTGATGCTGTTCTTTTGTGCGTAATTCCATGTATGCCATTTGCATACTCTCTGGCTTTCTCCTTTATTATATTTATATCCATAACTTAACTTGTTTCCAATTAAAAAACTCCTGCTATCTTCACAGACTACAGGAGCAAAACCTAAACGACTTAATCTATCACTTATGACTTATCCTAATTATTATGACGCAATCTCTTTTCATCACGATTGATTTTGGAAAGTCCTTATAATCAGCGTTTTCTTAAAGGTGAGAATTCTCACCTTTAAATTCAGGCTCTTCCACTTTAACAAATTATCGATTTTACTTTATCTTGGTTATTTCCTCGTGTATGATGTACAGCGTGCCTACATCATCTTTAAACTGCCCCAATGATTCTTCGTCAACAATGGAAGCGTAGTTAAAGAGTAATTGCACGATATTCTTTGCTAATTCCTCAGGGGTAATGAAATTGTTTAGCATCTCATTAAATGAAGTAAAGTCGTACTGTTTCATAACAGACCTCCTTTCTTCGCTGAAATGAAGCACAATAAAAAAGGAATTATAAACAAGATGGGATTAATGATAGTGAGTACTAGCATTAAAAACAGAGAGGATAATTTAGTTTTCATAAGGCAACCCTCCCATGAATTGGAAACCTAATATGCCTAACAATTCACTAAATTTGTCCGCATACCATAGCGACTGCGTTTCTCTTGGATTATTTGGGCTTACTTGGTTTTCTCCATAAGAAAGACCTTTTTCTGTGATTGATTTAAATTGTTTTTTCTGACCGTGGGAAGAATCTCTCTCTATATCATACAGGTAGCCTTTTTCAATTGCTCTTTTGTTGAATACCTGTGCCGATATTTGTTTTTTCAGCCCCATTTCCGCCAATAATTTGGAAGCTGATTTGAGTACTCCTTTTGATGGGGTATAGTCGGGAAGAGGAAGATTGTACGGTTCAAGTATCTGTTTTGCAATAATCAGCTTTGAGCTTTCATTCAGGTTCAAGAACTTTGCCGCCCATGTAGCTGCTTTCATTTTGTCGGAGATGGTTGGTTGTTTCACTTCTGTTTTTACCGAAGTGATTATTGGTTCTGCTTTCCCTGTTTCCAACGCATCCCAACGAAGGACTAACTTCGCTCTTGTTTCGTCATTGAACTTGGAAGCAATGTACATGCATTCTTGATAGTTTAATTCATAACAAGGCAAAGTCCTGCCTGTTGAATCCTTGTATTCACTGAGGGAAAATTTCCCCTCAGTAACTTTCTCCCATGCCGGTTCCATTGCACGGATAGCCTTTAACACATCATTGTGTTGTTTACCTGCGAGTTCTGCAATCTCAAGAGAACTCATCGTTTTTTTGTTTGAATTTAATTCTTTTGCCATAATTGTAGGTCTTTTTATTTTGGCATTATAGAACAGAGAAACGGCTGTCCTTTCCCGTTGACCTACACCAATGAATGGCAGGGTGAGCATTAACTTCACCACACGGGGGTAACAGCCGCTATATTGATTGCAGCAAACTTGCAAGCATAAAAAATGCTCACTAAAAAGCGAGCGTCACTCGCCATTCATTATGTAGGTCGCTGCAAATATACTCCCTTTTTCTAAAACACCAAAGAAAATCAGAGTTTTTTTGCCACCGTCAGCGGAATCGAACCGCCGTACTATCCGTTAAATGAAAGTAGAGATTAGAACAGATGATTATTTATGCTTATATCCTTAGACAGTACCAACCTGGACGGTGAAATTCCGTACCTATATTCACACACCGGCACGGACAGACAACATTAACTTTATGAAAATAACAAAAAAACTAGATGAAAAAATCATTCATATTCCTTTAACTCTTTATATGTCATTACCACCAATCTCACACAAAATAATGAGATAATGGAAAATATAATCACCGATACGGATTTTATAGGACTTTCCGTAACTATCGCACCATAAATCATTCCTAAAGAACATAGTGCGGCAAATATAGACAGGATAAAATTAGCTGTTTTCATAATACGCATTTTTATATTGTTCCCCTCAACGGCTTAAACCGGTTGTTACCCCGAATCTTACGGGAGGGGATATATTAGACCTTCCGGCGGTACTTGTGCCCAACCAAGTTTACTTAATGCACTAAGGACAAATCGGTGCACCGAAAGTATGTTCAATCAATTATTATTATAGACCCTCAATACGTCACGGCATCCCTGCTGGTATTGACTCCTATAATCAGTCCGTTTGTCTGCATTATATGGCTTATGAGTTACACCATATAAACATTTACAATGTGTGAAAGAACTTTGAACAGTTCCCCTCAACGGCTTAAACCGGTTGTTACCCCGAATCTTACGGGAGGGGATATATTTATTTGTCTGCTGAAATACAAGCCAATTGTTTCTTTAGATAACTTATACGATCACATTCCATATCACATATTTGACTACCTTGTTTTTGGTTGTGAGGATAATGCTTACATTTCCCCCTTTGAAAACAAGGACATAACTGCCGGTACACTATCACAGTTCTTTCTTCTATCTCCTTGCATGCAATACTAATAGCTTCCAGCGCGTCAGCTTTAAAAATCAACGGTTCTACCGGATTACCAAGCTGGTAGCATTTATTATTTATAAAATCGGTTGCTTTGCTCATTTTTTATTTATCTAATAAGTATTTATTTACATCTTGTTTAGAGAAATACAACAGTTTACCCTTTTTAGTATATGGGATAGTACCATCATGAACGCGTTTTCTTAAAGCTCCTTGAGATATTCCTAGATATTCTGCGCATCTAGCAGAATTCATTACAGAATCATTCTGTTTTCCCGTCACTTCTGCAAATCTTTCCGTGAGCATATTCATTTCTGTTCTTGTCATCATAACCCTTGAATATTTATATTTTCACTCTGATAATGGATTCTGCACCACCATAATTCTTTATCGCCTCTTCCCTTATTCTTACTGCAAGTTCAGTGTTGATAATGTACTTTAATGCTCTGCGTACTGTTTCACCGCTAACCCCGAAATGAGATGCGATGTGTTTCTGTGCACCTTGTGGAACGATTATCCGTGGGATTTCTTTGGTTCTTCCTATTTTATTCATATATTTGTATATTAATTATTGCCGTTGCGAAATAAAACTGTATTCAGTTCGTTTTCACATTGCAAAGATAGTATCCATTAATGATACTACAAAAGATTAAAGTATCTTTTTATGATACTATTTGCTATTTATACATTATTCTAAATAACGCGATATATAAAATACTGAATATAAGAAAGATAAGATTACGCAATAAAAAAATGAGGTAATATGATTGACATTCAACATTCAAACGAACGCAACTTTTGTGGGGCTATAACTCCTAAGGAAAAGGATAAAATAATGAAAGCGATCCTTGATATGGCGGCTCATGAAAGAAAAACATTCTGTTTTACTCCTAATGATGTTCCCAATTTAAAAATTAATGGGAAACAATTTGAAATGGTGATTATGGACTTCTTTGAAAAAGGATACATAATAAAAGAAAATATTTCTCAATATTGGGATTGTAGTGATATATATCCTACTTGCAAGCTATATGAAATAGCCCAATTCGGAGGATTCAAAGCCGCGTATGAAATAAAGAAAGCTAATATTCAAAAAATGAGCTTGGAACTTGAACTAATGGGGAAAAAACTAGAAAGTGATTTCCCCGAAGAGGCTAACAAATGTATTGAGTTTGCACAAACAATCGCATCATTGTTTGTTTCGCTGAATAGTATAATTGGGATGATAGATACTACTCCCGAATAAGCCATACTCCAACTCCGTATAGATAGTACGGTTATCCGGAAAGCATTGACGGGTTTTGGTTTCATATAATATCTCGCCTGTTACCCTGTCTGTGATAGTCCTTATCCAATACTTATCCTTACGGAATAAAGATATATTCAAGCTGTAACGGAAGCCCGGATCTACACGAACCTCGTTTTCATTCATGTAGTCCACGACTTTAGTAATACAGTCGGAGATTTCGGGAGGAAATTTACCTTGCTCAGAAGCACCTAAAAGGAACTTTATTACATTCCCATCGCTTAGTTTGGAAATGTTTTGCAAAAGATCTGAATTGAACTCTTTATTCATAAATATAAAATTAAAAAAGAGAACCCACGTTACTGCAACCAACGCGAATCCTCTTTTGATATATTAAACACCATGTCAGGTAAGTTTAAACATTTGCACGTAACAGTTGCAGTGTTACAACGCAAATATAGTATCCTTTAATGATACTACCTAATAATATCTATATAATATGGATGCTTTTAACGTTTATACAAGTAGATTCTTAGAAGTTATAGATTCTCTAAAAATCAGTGACTATCAAGTATGGAACAATTTGGAATCATTGTCTAAAGGGACAATGTCTAAAATTAGATGTGGCAGAGTTGGGGTTTCAATGAATGTTTTATACGAATTTTGTAATAAATACAATGTTAATGCAAATTATATTCTTACAGGAGAGGGTGAGATGCTTAAATCTGAGCCAGCATCATCCGATTCAGAATCAAAAACTAATAAAACATCCGCACCGTACCAAATTGAAACAAAAAATATTAACATAGATTTACATGGAGAACAAATAGACAGCAAAAGGACCATCGAAGTCCTTATAAAAGTAATAGAAACATACCAAACACGTATGGATGATTTACTAAATGTTATCGAAGTGCTTAAAAATGAAAACACCGATTTGAAAGAACAGTTACAAAAACCAAATGTAAGCTAAACAAATGAACATCTTATCATGTTTTTTAAGGAGATTAAAAACCTTAGACATGAACAATGATATAATACACAAATTAGAAGACATTGCCATTAAGATGAACAACCAACATGATAGATTAGAAAGACTTCTTTTCGGGGTTGAGTTAAATCTAATTACATGCAATAAAATAGAGCCAGAAAAGAATAATATACATAAGACGATTAGTCTTAATAAAAAATAGATATTATGGAAATGTAATATGATACGTTATACAATCTTGTTAAAAATAGGTGGATTTTTTAACTTAAAAACGGAATTTGTCGGTATCACAAAAACATAAAAAAAGCCCTCTATAGGGCTCAGAAACGAGTTGAATATTTTTACCGTGTGATACCAATAGTAAAAAATAACGCTTAATCGGTTGATTATAAATAATTTGTTAGATTCCCGGTTTCGGCTCAAGAAGCGGTAGAATACCGCTTCTTTTTATTTTATATAGTTCTCTTTTTCCATATAATAAAGCCCTTCTCCACGGTCACCATTCTCTAAATCAGTTAACTCTACTTTAAATATTCGGTAGGGGAGAATATTTTTTTGGTGTTTGGGCATATCCACGGTCAGCAGATAGGCATTGCCGTATTCGGTAGCATCGAAGTACTCTTTTATCTCTTGTTTCATCAGAACAGGTACTTCTTCTCCATCTATCCAAACGATAGCTTTTAGTTTGTCTGCCGATGGTGCCAGCAAAACGCCTTTGGCTTGTTTGCTTAAACCTGTTTGCTCAATCTTGCTAAGATCCTGTGCATGTACAAGTGAGGATTTTTCTTCTTTTTGCCATTGCAGGGTGCGGGTCAGACTCATGGGTCGAACATATATCTGATAGGTGGGCATGCCTCCAGGGATGTGGAAAATACGTAGTCCATAAACTTCCATACGATGATAGCGAATGTTGAGAGTGGTATCACGATCGGCAATGAAATTCCATGCCCAAAATTCGAGACGTTGGTCTTTTTCCGCTAGTCTGGGTTTTACGGTATGTGGGTAGGTAGACATATTGATAGCTCCCATACTTTGATATTTTCCTTTAGGAATACGGGTGGTGTAGTATCCGTTTTTGTCAGTGATGGCTTGTTTAATGTCATCAAAAGAAGGGCTCTGCCAAAAGATGGAACAACTGTCAATGGGTTGTCCGTTATAATCTGTTACTTGTCCGCGTATGGTTACTGAATCCCGTTGTTGTGCATATCCAGCAGAATAAAGAAAAAATAGGATAAAAAGGAGAATCAATTTAGGAATAAAAGGTGTTTTCATTATTTTATCTATTAATTGTGTTTTTAATGTGTATCTTTTTCACTTCTCACCACTTCCCATCCTTTGAACTGTATCAGGACTTTATGTAACGTGGTTCCTTGAGCCAGATACAGCACTTTTCTTCAAAATTATCATAATAAAAAGAAGCGTAATCCTTTATGAACACGTAGAGGACAACATTGCAATAAGTCTCAAAACATTTTTCCAGTCTTTCCAATGAAACCCCTGTCTTTGAGAAATCAAAATAAATCATCTGGAAACGGTTGCGCTGGTCGGTGGAATTCTTAC